GTAATAATAAGGTATAAATTTCAATAATTATGACAAGTAAAATTAAAGTAGATAATATAAATAAAGTTTCAGATGATACAACTATCATCAAAAAATGTGGATCAACAACAACAGTCGGATCAGGTTCTGGTAATACAGTTGTTGTTTGTGGATCTACAGTTACAATAGGTAGATGTGGTGGAACTGTGGCTCTTGCGTCAGGCGCTTCTCAAACAGGATTTGGTAGAGAAGGTTCTGTTAATTGGCAGACAGGTTCAATTAAAACAGCTGCTACTTTTACTGCAGTGAATGGTGAAGGTTATTTTATAGATACATCTAGTAATGGAGTTACGGCAAATTTACCTGCAGGATCAGCAGGAGCAATCGTAGCTTTTTCTGATTATGCAAGAAACTTTGCAACAAACAATTTAATAATAACACCTAATGGTTCTAATAAAATTGGTGGAACAGCAGGCAGTGCAACACTATCAACAAATGGTCAAGCAGCAACATTTGTTTATGTTGATTCAACAAAAGGTTGGGTTAATGTTCAAAATGTAGACGATTCAATAACAGCAGATACATTTATATCAGCAACAGGTGGAACAACAAGTTGTTCTGGTAATTTTAAAATTCACACTTTTACAGGACCTGGAACTTTTTGTGTATCTCAACTAGCTAGTAATCCAGCAAATAATGTGGTTGATTATTTAGTGGTAGCAGGTGGAGGTGGATCTCAATGTGGAGGGGGTGGAGCAGGTGGATTTAGAGCATCTAATGATACTTGTATGCCAACACCTCAAACATCACCTTTAGCAAATTCAACAGGTCTAACAGTAACTGCATCAGGTTTTCCGATTACTGTTGGAGCAGGAGGTGCACACGCATCAGGAAATAACACTACAACAAATGGTGGTTCTTCAACTTTTTCAACAATTACATCTGCAGGAGGAGGAAGAGCACGACCAAGTCCTCCACCATCACCTGGAGGTTCAGGCGGTGGTGCTTATAATGCTGCCACTAATGGTGGTAATGGTGGAAATGGAAATGATCCAACAACAGTTCCTCCTCAAGGTCAAGATGGAGGAGATTGTCCTAGTCCAAGTAATAGTTCTGCTGGTGGTGGCGGAGCAAGTGCAGCAGGTGGTAATGCACCTGGACCAAGAGCAGGCGGAGAAGGTTCTTATATGGTAAGTGCAGGTTTTGCAGGTTGTAATGGAACAACAGGACCAGTTTCAGGAGCAAGATATTTTGCTGGCGGTGGCGGTGGAGGTGGATCCTCTCCTAGTGGCTTTTCAAGCACAACAGCAGCATC